AATACATGTACATATCTGGTGGATTCTTCATGATTAAAAAGCACGTCATGATTGAAGAGCCTCTTGATGAATCGCGCGGATGGAACGAAGAAGAAGATGTTGAGTGGTCAATGCGTGTACGCAATAAATACGTAATGAAGTGCAACGGGAAAAGCATTGTCCGTCACAACAAGTGGCATAGACACGCAGGACCTAATCCAAATGAAAAGTAACTTTCTTGTCATCTTCGACCTTGATGGGGTTCTTATTGAATCACGTGAAGTTCACTACGACTCGCTAAATATTGCTTTAAGTCGAATCGGGCAAGAGTATGTAATTTCCAAGGAAGAACATCTATCTAAATATGATGGTCTTGGAACGACAACAAAACTAAAGATGCTCACCGAGGAAAAGGGTTTACCAGAGTCAAAGCATCAGCAAGTCTGGGAAGACAAGCAAAAAGCCACTCTCCAAATACTCTCAGGTTTTCCCAAAAACTATATAGCCATTGACATAATGCAGACGCTCAAGGAAAAAGGCTGGCGAATAGCAGTTGCATCAAATGCAATAAGAGACACCGTAATTACGGCACTAGATGCAATTGGCGTTCTCAAATATGTCAGTTACATAATGAGCAATGAAGATGTGAGAAACCATAAACCGCATCCTGAAATGTACTGGCAATGCATGGTCTCCCTGGACGCAACACCAGCAAATACTATAATTATTGAGGATTCCCATATTGGCAGGGAAGGTGCGCTTAGTTCTGGAGCAAACCTACATGCAATAAAGAACGCCAGTGATTTAAATAAAGAACGCTTAATGCGCTTTGTTGATGAAATAGAAACAAGAGGCAAGAAGCCTATTGCGTGGAGGAACGAAAAAATGAATGTTTTAATACCAATGGCTGGAGCTGGTTCGCGTTTTGCGCAGGCTGGATATACGTTCCCGAAACCGTTAATCGAGGTTAATGGTAAGCCAATGATTCAGGTTGTTGTTGAAAACTTGAACATCGATGCTCATTTTATATTTCTTGTTCAGAAAGAACATTACGAAAAATATAACTTAAAACAAGTACTAGGGCTCATAAAGCCAGGGTGCGACATTGTTTTGGTAGATGGAATGACAGAGGGTGCTGCCTGCACAACGCTGCTGGCATCTGGATTGATAGACAACAACGAACCTTTACTGATGGCGAACTCTGACCAAATAGTTGAATGGAATAGCAACGAGTGTTTATACGCATTTGGAGCAGAGGGTGTTGATGGTGGGATTCTTACATTTAAAGCAACTCATCCAAAGTGGTCTTACGCAAAGCTTGGAGATGATGGTCTTGTAAGTGAAGTTGCAGAAAAAAATCCAATCTCAGATAATGCAACAGTTGGTATTTACTACTGGAAGCACGGCTCTGATTATGTCAAATATGCAAATCAAATGATTGAAAAAGACATCAGAACAAATAATGAGTTTTATGTCTGCCCAGTATTCAATGAAGCAATTCAAGATGGCAAAAAGATTCGAATCAAAGAGGTCCCAAAAATGTGGGGAATTGGAACTCCAGAAGACCTCAACTATTACCTGGAGAGCAACAAATGAGTAAAAGTAAAAAAGATTATCTTGGCATGCAGAATGCTTACTATGACGAGTACGCAGCAAAATGGTCGCTTGACTTTAGAGACCCAGTAGTCGGCTCATACGACGCTCACAACAATTGGTCAGACTATGACGAGTTTTTGTTCAAGGATTTTGACACCAATGGACTTATTGCTCTTGAATATGGCTGTGGTCCTGGAAGAAACATCGTAAAGTTCTCAAACCGATTTGCAAGAATTGACGGGATTGATATTTCCCATGTAAATATCGAGAAAGCGCGAATAAATGTCAAAGCAAATAACATCACAGAACCAAATCTGTATGTTACAAGCGGAGATAATATTTCAGCAATTGGTGATGAAGTTTATGATGTTGTGTTTGCAGTTATCTGTTTCCAGCATATTTGTGTTCATGAAATTAGATTCAGCATCTTGAAGGACATCTTCAGAGTCCTCAAGCCTGGTGGAAAGCTATGTTTCCAAATGGGGTACGGTGGAAAAGGCGAAATACCAACAGCTGGCTATTACGACAATAACTACGATGCCGGAAGCACTAATGGTCACTCTGATGTAAGCATCCAGGATGAGCAAACACTATTTGATGACCTAGTTGGAAAAATCGGTTTTACTAACTTCAAGTATGACATCAGGCCAACTGGACCTGGCGACAACCACAAGAACTGGATATGGGTTCAGGTTGAGAAATGATTTTTATATCGCACAGAGGAAATACGACAGGTCCTAAACCAGAGTTTGAGAATCATCCAACCTATGTAGAGGAAGCAATTGCAAATGGTTTTGATGTAGAAGTCGACCTGTGGGTTAACGAATCTGGCGTGTTTCTTGGCCACGACGGCCCCCAGTACTCGGTTCCTAAAGAGTGGCTTACAGATAGAACAAATCAGCTGTGGGTCCATTGCAAAAATCCAGAGGCTCTTAGCTTTTCAATGCATTATCAATTGCATTGTTTTTTCCACAATACAGACGATTACACAATCACAAGCAGGGGTTATGTTTGGGCGTACCCTGGGAAAAAATCAACTTCTAATAAGTGTATAAATGTTCTGCCAGAGCGCTCATGGTGGGAAATTGATTCAAATTGGAAAATAGGTTTTTCAGGTATATGTTCAGACTTTGTTGGAATGTTAAACAAACCACAAATCAAGATACCTGATGCTCCAGTATTCAAGCCAATTGACTACGAAAAACATTTTGTAATTGGAACTCCGCTTGTCGCTTGGAAGTGCGATGCCAAGGAACACCTAAACTGGCTATCCGACAGGGTTGAAATACGCAAAAAGTTCCCAAATGTTAAGTGGTTTTCTGCGTTTGAAATTGACAACAGAGGGATAGAGCCTTTTGCAGAAGTAATTGAAGCTCTTCGTGAAGTAAATGGAGATTACTGGACATACTCCATAAATGACATGCAAGCCAAAGTGGATTCAGGGAATAGATGGATTCGTATAGAAACTGGTAGAAATCTAATCAGGGAATTTGCCCAAAGACACAGGGTCACAAGTGGCCACCACTGGGGCGAAGATTGCACAGAACTTAATTACGGTGTAGTCAATTACTCTGCTGTTCTTTACATAGATTCCGACATGTCTCTTGACAGTAATGCTATTGAGAAAATGCTCGAAGTAAACAGGCCCTTAGTTGGCGTGGATGTTCCTGCCTACTGCCTATCTGGTCCAATCATTAACCAAGAGCCAAGAATTGAAGAGCACTGGAATACCGCAGGAGCGCTTCTTGTTAATGCTCCGGCATTCTATGATTTGCCATGGTCGCACAACGCTTACCTGAACCTGAGCGACGACCCAACATTCCAATCCATGGCTGAGAGACTTTTGCGCAGAGAAGGCGCTGAGAACCTTGACACAACATACGGAATGACTTGGGTCAGAAAAGACGTGCAGGCAAAGCATGAAGGCAAACTAGTAGCTGTTGAGCAAAGGAACATAGCGGACAGAGCTATTTAAAATTGTTCACTTATTTTTAAACTCCAAAAAATGCTAGAATTAGAGGTATTTTTTCTGGAGGCTAAATGTTTGGTAGGCACAGTCGCATAAATAAGCCTGCAGCCATCATGGCTGTTCCGTCAGTATTCCTTTTACTGGTATCGATATTTGGTTTTTCCGCTCCGGTTAAAGCAACATTTACCACAAATACCCAGATAGCTAATAGCCAAGGATACCTGCAGGGGGAATTTGCCGAGGTTGGCGTGCGCGCAAACGGCGCTTTTGGTTCAACAGGAGTTCCATCTGGCTTTCACCAGAACCCGGCTTCATGTTTGGGTTTTCGTGTTGACAGAGAAATGGACGGCTGGGGAACCACAACAGATGACGGCGACTACTTCTGCCCTGGCTCTCCATTTGAAGGTTGGCAGGTAAAAGTCGGTTCAAGCCTAGGTCGAAATGACCACGGTCAGACTGGGGTATCTGGGGCTGTATCTGATGTTCAGAACTCTGGTTCTTCTCAGTGTGTTTCGTGGAACAGCGCGAGCCCTTACAATGGTGTCAGCATTTCCCAGAGATATTGCGTTCCAACCGCAGGGCAGGCTCTACATACAGACGTAACGCTCACCAACACGACTGGTTCTGTAATTAGTGATGTGTATTTTGGTCGTGGGTTTGACCCAGACAATGCGACTGGTAGCGGCACGATGACATGCGCTGGCTCAACAATAACCACTGGAACTTTTT